TTCGAAATAGCCGAAACCGGATTGAACAGACCTTTCATGCCTTCGATCAGCGCGGCGTTAGCAGCCGGGTTGACCGTCGCATAGCGCGGCGACATGACGGCAGCGTTCTCGTTGAGCTTCTGCTGCGCCTGCAACAGAACCAGCGAGGTGGCCGGAGTCGTGCCGGGCGTGCCGACAGAGTTGCCGATATACTTGAAGCTGTTCGCAACGTCGGCGTCGATAGACGCAGCAAGCTGCGAAATACGAGGCTTCAGCACGCGCTCGGCGAAATCGTCAAGCTGCATGGTGAGTTCGGCAGTCGTGAAGTTGACGCCGATGTGCTTCTGGCTGGACACAGCAATCGTGGTGTATTGCTCGTTGTCGTCCTGAACCTGAAGCGCCGCGCCGTCAGTGACCAGAGCGCGGTCAGGCAGACGGATACGCAGCGTCGAGCCGATCTTCGCGCCTTCGACGGCGAAAGAGTCGTCATACTGACGGTTGACGGTGCGGGTCAGCACCAGGTTGTTTTCGAGGCCAAATGTTCAACCAGAATCGCTAATTCTGGCCCGCCCCATCTCTGGGGCCGCTGCATGTCACCATGCAGAGCAGACTATCTCTTCACCTCCATAAGGAGGGCTGTGCGCTTCGGGCCGCTTGGCCCTACTCCCTTTCGGGATAGTCGTTACACCTTACACTGATGAGGACAAACACCGCCATTGCGATGTTTACCGACCTGACAGTTCATACATAGCACTTGATAACCGTCAGGAAAAGCGTTTTTTCGCAGCCACAGATAAAAAGCAGAGCCGCCACCGTTATATTGGCCGCTGCGGCGTTCGGTCGCGCCATCATTATTGATGTGGTCTATGGACAGAAACTTAGGCTCCGTCTCGCCGCAACACGCGCAAATAAACCCGCCGTAAGCCTGATAGACTTCGCGGCGAATACGGTCCTGATTTCGTTTAGTTTTATCGCGCTCGGTTTGGCGAAGCTGTTCTTCCTCTTCGGGAGAGGCGTTAGCCAATCTGCGATTGCGCCATTCGCGCGATTGTTCTCTGGCTTTCTCCCGATTGGCAGCGCGCCACTCTCTCATGCGGCGGCGCTGCCTTTCAGGATCGCGTTCCCGGTAACGGCGAGCCGCCTCCCGGTTTTTCTTTCGGACGAGTTCTTCCGGTGTCAGGTCGGAATTATTCTCGTCAGAGTCTTGGCTCGGTGTTTTCATGATATAACCCTATCATGACGTTCACCGAATTCACACAGTTGTTTTTCCAGTTATCACTAACTGGGGAGACCTAATTAATCTCCAGAGCCTTCCTCGTAATCATATCAATAGTTAGGATGCTGTTGCTCATTGCGTCGTCCTTTCAAAGACTTAGCGTCTGTTCTGCGCCTCCCACTTCTTGATCTGCCGTTGCCGCTCCGCTTCAATCCATTCCGACGTTGACATCGACTTGATAGACCGGGGGTCTGCCGTATCGTATCGCGGGCCTGAGTTTGACCGGGCTGACGTGACAGGAGCAAGAGGTGCGGGCGCGGTTGAGGTTTTCTTAACCGGCGGATTTGAAGCTAGATTAGCCTCAATCTTTCCGATCTCTTTTGCCTGCAAGATAGGCGGCAAACGGGAAATGCGCCCGGCTTCTTTCGGATTGGAGCCAAGGTAGTAGATCACCTCGGGGCCGATATCCGACGCCTGGATGGCTTGGGCCATGTGATCGGTGACAGGAAGGTTCGGGTTATACGCGACTTGCTCGAAGTCCTCGTATCGCTCGCGCGCTTCCTCTTCGCGATCCTTGTAGGCCTCTACGATTTCAGCCTGTTGCTTCGCGGCGTCTCGCTGCGCCAAAAGTTCCCGAGCCTTATGCTCAGCAAGCACTTCTGCATATTGCTGGGCAGACTCGAAATCATTCGGATCAGCGGGAGGTGTCGCAGACCGTGAAGTCTGTAACTCCGCGAGGCGCTGGGCCTGCTCGCGTTCCCACTTACGCTGTTCTCTTGCAAGGCGCTTGCTTACAATCGCGTCCAACTCTTCCTGAGAGAACGTCTTTGTATGCTGCTGTTCCTCCGGCGTCGATTCCTGCGGAATGTCCGGTGCTGCCGTAGCTTCCGGTTCCGGCGCGGGGCTGATGTCCGCTACAGCCTGGTCTTCGTCAGACATTTCTACCTAGCTTTCCGGCCAGTCGGTTGAAGTTACTATATTATGCCGTCGCGCCCGGCGCAACCGGGATCGGCGGGACGTCGTCCTGCGCCTGCTTGGCGGCGTTCGTCTTCTCGACGTTGATCGTGTTCGCCAGAATGCCCTGCAAGAGGCCATTGGCGACGGCGTCGAAGACTTCCTGCCCAGTCGGCGGGCGAACGTCTGGCGGGATCGGCGGATCGGCAGTCGGATCGCCGCCTTCCTGCACGCCGTTCGGGAAATAGAGCTGCGCGTAGGCGATGGTGATGCGATCAATGTCGCCGTCAGCGATCAGGACGCGGCTTTCGAGCGCAGAGGCGTCCGTGTCGCGCTTGGATGAGATAGCGAAAAAACCCATCACGCATGTCCTTCAGTTTCGTCAGCAGCCGGAGCCGCAGGGGTGTTAGCAGCCGCCACAGCCGCTTCCAGCTTGGCGAGAATGGCAAGCGCCGGTTTCGCGGCCTGTATGCCGGATGCCTTCACGGCGAGGTCGAGAAGACCGCCGAGCGAGTTGAGTTCGTCCTGATCGAAAGTGACTGAAATGGTGTTCATGTAGTTCTCCAAAGGTGCCTACCGAGTTGGAGACAGCACAGGCTCGGTAGGCGTCCTCCTGTGCTGTGTTTGTGTTAGCCGATCAGCCAGTTGGTGCCGTCTGAAACCACAGGCACTTTGTTCCCCCCGCCGCCCGCTACGGTTGACAGGAAGGTCGTGGCGTTGGCGTCTGTGACGAACGAACGTGCGCCTGCGCCAGCAGTTGAAGCAGACGGGAGAGATGCGACAGTTGTGGATGCCGTCTTCACATAGGAACAGGTGATGCCAGCGTCTGCGCTATCGTCCGCGAGGCGCACGGCGAGCGTGGCGCTGGAGCGTTTGAGGGCGGGGAAGCTGGAGGTCGTGCCACCGAATTGGAGGAGGCTGAAGTCACTTGCGGTGCTGTTTACGAAAAGGATATTTCCGTCCGTTGTAGCCCTAATCAGAGAACGACCACTCCACCCTATATAACTCGTAACTCCAGCAAAGACGCTACTAGTAAACGCCCAATTGCCTGCGCTAGTGATGCCATAATCAAGTTTTGTCGTTCCACCAATGATGAACTGCATATTGCGCGCAGTCGCATACGCGCCGCCGTTCTTCGTGCCGATGGTCAGGACGTGGGCGGTGGTCGAAAAGTCGAACGTGCCAAAATCGTAATCGGTCGCGGGAGCCGCGCCAGCAAGGTTGTAGACGCGGAAAGTCTGCGCGGTCGTCCCGTTTCTCAGCGCGAGCGTGTTGGCGGCGTCGCGGGCGAGGATGGTGTCTAGCGCGCCTGCTGAACCAGCATTGTTAGTCCAGCCAAACAATCCCGTGTTGAACAGGCCGAGTTGTGCTGCTGTCGCGGTGATACCTTGTCCACCACTATTCGCAAACGTGCCTGCGTTGATTGTTGTGGCCGCTGTTACGGTTCTATCGCTCGCAATCGTCAGCGCCGTCGCATACGCATTCTGCGCCGTGCCGCTGCTACCCGCAGGAGACACTTGGAAGATAATCGAGCCGCCAGCGCCCGTGCCGGTGCCTGCGCTGCCCTTGATGGTGAAGTTTGCGCCCGCCGTATTCGTCGTGCCAGCGACAACCGACTGCACCTGTAGCGTCTGAGCGACAGGCGAGGCGGCGTCCGCTGCGCCAACCCGTAGCGTCGAAGACAAATACGACAGATCAAGGCCGCCGAATGCACCGGCGTTGTTATACTGGATTTGGCCGTTGGAGCCGCCAGGCGAAGTCGATCCGCCGCCCGCGCTCGTCGCGCCAAAGATCGAGACGCCAAAACCCTGGTTTGCCTGGATAGTCATGTCGGCGATCCCTTACGCGTAATACGTCACGTTCAGTTCCGCCGACGCAGACGTCTGGATGAACTTGATGTTTTGAAGATCGCCGTCGTAGCTCAGATAGGTGCCGGCCGTGACAGGCATTCCGACGCTTGCCGTCGGGTTTGTGCCGTCGTCTCGCCAACGAATGTCCTTGGTGAGCGG